TATTAATTTAATAGCAAGTATAAATCCTTAAAGAAAATTATTGGGAAGAGAGGGTTCTTTATGAACCCTCTTTTTCTATGCTAAAAAATAAATATTATACTAAAGAAAGTATTTAACTTAATTATGATATATGGTATAATATAAACATATTAAGGGGGGAATTTACATGAAAAGTTATAACCCTGATAAGGGTAATTATGATAAGGGAATGCTCTGTAATCAACAAAATAAAAAAAGAGGTTAAGCGTTAGAAAAAATTGCTTAACCTCTTTGTTGTTTTAATAATAAAAAATCTTTTGTGTTACGATGTAATAAATTTTAAAAATATATTATCTTGTTTCCTTGAAAATCGGCAGGCAAACTAAAATGACTGCAAGTTTGACAGTAAGTTTGACTGCATTTTATCTTGTTTTAACTTAATTCAAAATTACTCAACTGAATTTTTGAAATCTCAAAAACCCGGTGTTTAAGCCACTTTTAAGGCATTTTAAGTAATTTTGGCAAAAAATAAAAGGCGGTTAAAAAACCACCTTTTTTGGTCGAGGTGAAATGCTTTGCTGTAATGAAGAACTTTATCTCGCCAATGCGGCTTGTTCGTATTCAAACTCTCATCAACGCTCTCCCTAAAAACAGTCCACAGGACTGTTTTTACCTTCGTTTTTTCGCTAACGCTCGAAACTTGGCACGGTCGCCTTCAAGTCCTGCCACCTCAACCGTATTATGTAAAAAATAAAAACAGGTCACATTTTTTATTGTGACCTGTATGGTCGAGGTGACAGGACTTGAACCTGCGGCATCTTGGTCCCAAACCAAGCACTCTACCAAACTGAGCTACACCTCGAAATGTTGTTTAATAACAACAGCTTAATTATTATATACCATATTTTCGGATTTGTCAACATAATTTTCGTTTTTTATTCAAAATTAATTCAAATATTTTGAAAATCACCATAAAACAGACCGAAAATGTGGTAGAAAACAGCCGTCCCTGCATAAGAAACGGCTGTTGGTGCAGGTAACTTGCAAGGGGGATAGGAATGGGGAAAATGGGGGATTTTGTTAGCTATATGTAAGCTACGGAACATAATTATGAACAATTCAGGATAATATAAGACTATATTTTGTTGATTGCATTCACTAATTCTTTTGGGTTAATGTGGGTGTAAACCTTTTCGGTCAAGTCCATTTTCGACTTGTGACCGACTATTTTTTTGATGATTGTGTGGTTCACATTTGCCGATACAAGCATTGAAATGCAGGTGTGTCTTGTTTCGTGTATGGTGTGGTCTAAACCTAAATCGTTTTGCAGAGGTGTCCAGTAGTTGCGTTTAAAGTTATCGTATTTCAGCGGCTTGCCATTGGTATTATTCAGAACATATCCGCATTGAGAATCGCTGATGAATTTCTGCCAAAACGGCAGTACTTTGTCTGCTATAGGCACGGTTCGTACACCTGAATCGGTCTTTGAACTTTCAACAAAGAAAGTCTGTTCGTCAAGGTTTACATTTGAAATTTTTAGATCGAGAAGTTCAGACACACGCACTCCCGAATAAATCAGCATAAGCACTATTTTTACCGAATCAAGATTTGAATATTCCCACAAAAGATTTATTTCACTTTCCGAAAACTCCCTGCGTGCTCGTTTTGTTTCATCTGACTTGGCATTGATTTTCAATTTTTCTGCAAGATTGTTATGGAGCATATCGTGAAATATGCAGTATTCGTAGATTTTGTTCAACAGAATTTTAATTCGCCTAACCGATTGATAACCGTTGTTGCAGTTGTCGAGAACTCGTTGCATATCAATGATTTTTATATCGGACATCTTGCGATTGTATAACATTGAGCATTGTTTGTATGCCGCATTATACTGTCTTTTGGTGTTCGGATTTGTGTCTTCAGTGATGAACTCCTTGTACCAAAGTTCATAAATTTCTGAAAAAGTGCGTCTTGCCGAATCAACATCAAACGGGTTTTGATTGTAATCAGCAAGAGCGTTCAGAGCTTTCGGCTTGTTGGGAAAGTAGCCAATAACTCTGCGTTCCTGATTGCGTGTTTCTTTGTTGTATCCTATTGTCACGCAGGCAACCCACGGATTGCGCCTGTTTCCGCTCAGCTTATAAACAGAGCCGTAGCCGTTAGGCAGTTTCATTTTATACACTCCTTTTGCTTAAAAAAGGGTGCAAAAATCCCTTGTGCTTTAAATTACTTGAAAAACACAAGGGAATGTGATACAATTATCTTGCATTAAACTGCATCATCTGCACCCTGTGTGGATGATTCCGCTCTGTTCGAGGACCAGTCGAGCAGAGCGGTTTTGTATATATATTCATTTTTGATTTTCTCTTTTGTACAATTTTTACAAATTTGCTTATTTTACAAAAATAATTATTTCGGTTATAATAATTTACAGAGAGTATTCTCTTATTGCACCAACAATACTGGATGTATTCCAAGCAACGATTACATCCGATACATTTTGAATGTATGTAGGAACATTAGTATTACCCCAAGGTTTTACTGCAATGATTGGTTTGCTGTATTCCTGAGCTATTTCTATTTCTTTTTCCATCCATTCTCTGTTGTTTGCATACATTCCTGATATTACTACAACAGCGTTAACGGGTTTGATTTTCCTTTTAATAGCACTTGTAATCTCAGATTTATTTTTAACATCAGTGTTGTTGAGGTTCTTCAATGGATTATCTGAGGGAGCAGAATAATTTCTAAAGTTGAAATTAGGTGCTTTTTCAAGCAAATCCATCAAGTCGGTATACTGTTCTCCGTATTTCCAAGCGTGACTAATAAATATATCGTATGTTTTTAAACTGGGCATATAATCATCCTTTCTAAAAATAAATTAAGGAGTTGTAAAAATGGAACAAAAGATTAAAAAATATCGTAAAAAACCAATTGTAATTGAAGCATATCAGACTGACAAAGAAATGATTATCCATACACTTGAGGGTGATATGAAAGCAAGTGTAGGAGATTATATCATTACCGGATTAAGGGGCGAAAAGTATCCCTGTAAACCTGACATCTTTGAAAAATCTTATGAACTTGTAGAAGATCCTATTGAGGAGTAAATGTTATTCCAGTTATCAAATTCCTTTACAAAATATTGTTCGCAACTTGATACTAATATCTTAAACGCTTCTTCCTCTGTTTTACCGTTAAATTCATCAGACTGTGTGTAAAATCTATGTAGGACACTTTTTAGCAGTTCACAATTAGTTCTGTATTGAACCCAAAGTTCTTTATGCTTATACAATGTGTTTATTCCGGTAATAACACTTGCACACGAACTAAGAACTGCTATTACAATTTTAGCAAATGTATTTATGAAATCAAAATCAAGTAGTAGTGTAAATATCGGTATGACTGCTGTTACAATTATAGAAACAACAGATAACTGTTTATAGCGTTTTTGCTCTTTTCTGCTTTTATCACCGTACCACCTAATTTGAGCAATTAAGCGATTCTGAATATATTCGTTGGTAGTGTTATTATATTGTTTGCTATATCTGAATTCATTAGCCGTGTTATACGGTGTTTTACTGTTCTTTTTACTCATATTTTATCCCTTGACCGCTCATAGTGCCAGCTGCGAGCGGTCTTTTTTTATTTATCCTATTTAATCGGCAGACCATGGCTGTCGGTGTATGGGGCTGTGGCAACGGTTTGACATGGGATTATTCCAAATTATATTCCTGTTTGATTGCGTCAATTTTATTTTGCAAATCTTTTTTGCCTGATGAGGAAACACGGCGGACTCCTTCTTCAAGTTTTTCAATGGCTTTTTCGGGGTTGTTTTCTGCAAGATAGAGGTCGGCGTAGAGTTCATAAACATCTGTTCGTGTAGGGTTAGCCTCCTGATAGCCGTCAATCAGCTGTTCAGCTTTTGAATAATTCTTGCTGTCAATTGCGGTATTTATATTGTTCACAAGATTTGCGTTGTGAACAAATGCAAAAACGACTATGGCAATTACAACAGGCACGCCGATGATTATGCCCAATTTTACCATTTTTTTGTTTTTTTCCTTTTTAATACGGATGAGTTCAGTTTGATAGTCACCGTAATTCATACCGCAGCTCGGACAAACATTTTCGTTGTATTCAAGCATATGACCGCACTTGCAACGCTTTTGCTTCATCTTGTTTATCTCGGTATTTATCTGAAAAATAACAGGGGTATATTTGTTGTTAATCTGAGCCGCCTCGGTTCTTCTTCTCTGCTCATTGGCAATTTTGAGAGCCTTGTCAAGCTCGTTTTGCTTACGGGTGTTGACTGCCCCTAAAATCCTGCTGAGGTAGCTTCTGTGCTCATCAGGAGAAAACGAGTACAAATCATCGAGCAATGAACTGTTAAATTCAATCTTGCCTGCCATAAAGCCGAAAAGGTTCATCTTGACAAGGTTTTCATTTGATGAATCGAGCTTGCAAATATCTTCGCTGTACTTATATGCCTTTGCATAATCGCCGTTATTTGCCGCATTGTTTACCAAATCTTCAAGTGCCTTTATTTTGTCATTTTTATCAATTCTGCGTTCGGTAATGAAATCCTTAATAAGAATTTGAGTGCCGCAATATTTGCAGTTGGTTTTCATCTCTGTAGAATTAACTTCAAGCTGACTGCCGCAATTCGGGCAGTTTAATGTTATAAGTGAATTGTTTGCCATAGTTTTACCTCTCGGTCTTTCAAGTTGTTTGACTTCACTATTAGAAAGCGGTTTATCTAAATCTTCAAGCTCCGGAAAATGCACACCAAACGAGATAGCTCTGTCACAATGAGGACATCTGCCAATGACAAGATCCTCGGGAATAGTCATCATAGAAGGGTATTTATCGGATGTACCGCTTATTGAATAAATTTTGCCGTTACCGTATTTTGAACAGTAATTGCAGCCTTTTGCAAACATCTGAAAGGTGTCGTTATTGTATTTCTTACAGCGCTTTAGTGTATATGCTAAAGTGTTTTGTTCCTTACCCATTACAATCACCCTAATTCATATCGCATTAGCCTCAAGTTCGTTATAAACAACAGGCTCATAATCATAAAAGTGTCCTGATTTAATATGTTTCAATTCGTGTTTTGTTGCTTTTTGCTGAACAGCATGACTTAATAAAATATTTATGTAAACATTGAAATTACCGTCTGAATCCACAACAGTAACACCTTTTACAGTCAGCGGCAGTTCGATTCCTCTAATATAAATATCGCCCAATAATCATTCATCCTTTTGCAATGCCTCAATGATACGAACAGCTTTTTCAACATCTTCTTTTGTAGCACCTTTTGCAAGGCTGAACAGCATACGCATTTCACTTCTGTTTTTAAGTTCTTCAAGGTATTCCTGAAGTTCTATATCATCAGTAAGTTTTGATGTTGCGTGTTCTTCCGTCAGATCCGATTTAAGTATTCCGAAATAATCTGCAAGCATTTGCATTTTATCTACTCGTGGATACTTCTTTGCATTTGCCCAGTCTGAAACTGTTGAGGCTGTGATTTTTAAGTCTGAAACAATATCAGCCTGAGTTTTATTATTTATGGCAAGATAATAATTGAAATTTTTAGCGAATATCTTTTTGTTCATTTCACTGTTATCTGTCATATTGAACACCTACCTTTTATTTATCTAAATCATACACTAAAAGCGTAAAAAAATCAAGATATTTTTAAAAATATTTCGTTTTTAGCTTGACATTACGCTTTTAGCGTGATATTATTAGAGCTGTAAGGAGGTGACGAAATGCTCAACACCAAAGTTAATTATCCTAAAATCACACTTGCGGCGGCAAGAGTAAATGCAGGATATTCGCAGAAAGAAGCCGCTTCAAGACTTAAAATCAATGAAAGAACTCTTCAAAACTACGAAAGTGGTGCTAATGTTCCTGACTGGGATATGGTTCATAAAATCGGTGAACTTTACGATTTCCCGATTGACTTTATTTTTTTTGGCTCCGAATTACGCTTAAAGCGTGATAAAGCTAATAACTAAACCAACACCCACACAATCAATAATACCACAATCGCAGTCCCATTAAACGGACTTTGCTGAACAGCAGAAAACAGCGTAGGAAAGGAGTGATATAGTGGAAATAACAGTAAAAGGTACATCAAAAGAAATTGCTGACCTTGTATTGCAAGTACAAAGTCAGCAAACAAAAGTAACATCAGTTAATATTTCCAATAGTAACGCCGATGATTTGGTCATAGAATACAACCATAAAAGGCATATGAGTAATTGTATTGGACGATGTTGACTTTATTTTTACATCTTTTAAGATTATGTAACCATCATTACCAACAATTACAGGTTCAGAACCTGTAGAAGAAATATTTTTAAAGTATTCTTCTTTAGTATTATCGCAAATCTTATAGAAAACACTGTACAAAGATTTTTCATCGTCTATTTCCTGCTCAGACGGCACTTTACCTGAAATGATTCCGGCAGAAGTTGTTAATATCAAGTTGTTTTCTTCTAAACCTTCAACTTCCGGGATACAAGACATAGCTATTATTAAACTTTTCTTAAGTGATGAATGATTCATATTAATTTCACCTCGCTTTCTGTATATAGTTAGTGAATTGGGGTTCACCACTAAATATAGTATAACACAAAAGGACTGTGAAATCAATGCACATCAATGAATTTGCTGAAATATTGCTCAAAAGCAGGAAACAGAAAGGCTTTTCGCAAAGTGAGCTTGCTAAGAAATCAGGCTTTACCAAAAGAGCTATTCAGTATTGGGAGAAAGGAAAGAAGAGCATTTCTCTTGAAAATGCCGACAGGCTCTTAACGGCTTTGGGTGTAGAAATCAAGATAGGTAAAACAGAAATCAGGTGATAACAATGCAGATAACAGGCACACCCGATGAAACCGCAGAATTTATGAATCTGCTGAAAAGCGATTACAGAGGTGACTGCACAATCGAAAAAGATGTTAATTGAAATAAAGTAGGGAGGTGTTTATATGGACACAGTTCAGATGAACAAAAAAATCAAAGAAATTATGGATAGCAGTGATGTCTATCTGCTTTCTGAGGACGCCGCAAAGGCTATTGGAGTTGCTCCGCAAAACTTGCGTGAACAGGCAAAGGACGAACCCGAAAAATTGGGATTCAATGTAATTGTAGTCGGCACATCTATCCGTATTCCGAGAATACCGTTTCTCAATTATATTCTCGGTTCAAACCCGTTGAAAGGAGTGTAACAAATGGCATTTAAAGATTTAGAAACAAAAAGGTCGCTTAGAAAAAAGTACCGTGACAGCAAAGACCAGCTTAAATACACGCAAAAAAGTCTTGCAAGCACCGAGCAGGAGCGTGACATTGCGAACAGCCGTCTTGAAAAAACAAAAGCAAAGCTTAACAAGGTGACAGCCTTATATGTTGCCGAAAGAGCGAAAAACGCAGAACTGGTCCGCAAGCTCAAAGCCCTTGAAACGCCTGAATCCGAAGTATTCAATTTTGAATGTGTGGGGGTGAAGAAATGAAAGAAAATGTTTTTGAACGAATGGAAAGAATTGACGGACAGAGAAAAATCTCTGATTTCATTGTTAAGCAAAAACAGGATTATGAATTTAAAGTTAAGTATGCAACTATCAGAGCGAGAGAATTTGCTGAAGAATGCGATAGACGAGAATTAAACTATCACGTTTCGGTCGGCGGTCTTGATAGCATTACATTATTTATCTTTTTAAAGTCGATCGGAATCCATGCCACAGGAATCAGCGTTTCTTATCTTGAAGATTCGAGTATTCAAAAAATACATAAAGAGCTCGGAATTGAAAGGTTAAAGCCATCAGTTCGGTATGTTGACAGTGCAGGAAAAGAACACCGCTGGACTAAACAGGATATAATTCAGGAGTTTGGATTTCCTGTCTTATCAAAAGAAATTGCCGCCAAGATTGAATTACTTGCAAATCCGACCGAAAAAAACAAAACTGTTCGACACGCTATTGTAACAGGCGAAACAGGGGCCTATGGCGGTTATCAAAAAAACAGTCGTATGAAAATGTCGCAAAAATGGCTTGAAAAGTTCGGCGGTTATGCGAACAATGAAGAGGGTACAAATTACCAAATTCCAAATTTCAAAGTGTCATCAAAATGCTGCTATTATCTAAAAGAAAAGCCTTGTAACACTTGGGCAAAAGAACATAACAGCGTGCCTTATCTTGGCTTGATGGCTTCCGAAGGCGGAAGAAGAGCTAAATCCTTAATGATAAATGGTTGTAATTATTTTGGTAAATCTACAATCAGATCAGCACCGTTTGCGATTTTTAACAGACAGGACATTTTGCAACTTGCTCTTGATTTAAATGTTCCTGTTCCCGAAATATATGGAAAAATCGAGAGGCAAGAAGATGGTACTTTGTACACAACCAAAGCTCAAAGAACAGGTTGCTCAATGTGCGGATTTGGTTTGCACTTGGAAAAGCGCCCTCATAGATTTGACTTACTTAAAGAGCAAAATCCTAAAGAGTGGGAGTATTGGATGTATAACTGCTGCACAGATGATAAAACAGGCGAAAGATACGGCTGGGCAAGGGTGTTGGATTATATCAATGTTAAATATTAATTGCAATTGCAAAGAAAAATCCGCTGAAGCTCTGCAAAGCCTCAACGGATAGCAAGGATATAACAAATATCACAAATTTGATTATATCCTTTCTTACTCAAAAAATCAAGAAGAAAGGTTGAAAAATGTCAGAAATAACAGTAAGCGAACAGCATAAGCAGGCAATTGAACTGCATCAGAAGATAATTGTCAGCGCTAACCTTGCACAGCAGAACATATGGGATATGTGCAACGGACTTAAAACAATGCGTGACAACAAGCTGTACAAGGAGCTTGGATATCAGAACTTTGAGGACTACTGCGAGAATGAAGTAGGCATGAAACGCAGTAACGCATATAACTATATTTCTATTGTAGAAAAAATAAATCCTGAAAATGTCCAAACGTTTGGACAAATTAGCAAAAGTAAGTTGATGTTGCTTGCTACCATAAGCGAACCCGAACAGGCTGAAATCGCCGAAAAGCTCGACCTTGAAAACACAACGGTCAAGCAGTTAAAGGCAGAGATTGACAGGCTGAAGGACGAAAAACAGGAGGCAACCGACAAGAGCATTGACTATTGCCGACAGCTCAATAACGCTAAGAAAGATGCCGACTATTACAAGCAACAGGCGGACACTTCAAAAGAAAGCTACCGCAATATTGAAAATCAGCTTGCAGAGGAAAAGAACAAAAATTTCAAGCTGACGAATAAAGTTCAGGAGCTTGAAAACCGCCCTATCGAAGTCGCCGTTGCAGAGCCGAGCGACAATGAACGCAGACTCAATGAAACGATTAAGGCTTTGGAAAGGGAGAACATTAAGCATTATGACGAACTCGAAGAAGAATACCGCAACAACGAAAAAATTGTCAGAAAACAGCTTGAGGACGAAAAGCAGGAGGCTCTTCGCAAGCAGAAAGAGGAGTACGAAGAAAGACTGCAAAATGTTCAGACGGCTGACGGTTCATCGGATGACAAGGATGTCTTTAAGGCATATTTTTCAATAGCATATGACAGCTTTGTCCGTATGCTCGATTTCGCCAAGCAGTCACAGGACAAGGAATTTTTCAAAGGCAAGGTTGAACATTTAATAGAGGCACTTGCCACACAAAACATAAATCTTTAAGGGGGAGCAACAATGAAACTTTATGAGCTTACCGAGATGTACTCGGATTTATTTAATCAGTTTGACGCTATCAACGAATGGGAACCCGATACGAATGCAGACGGAATGCCGATTGATGATGACGGCAATATCATTGCCAATGTGGACGCATACCGCAACAAGATGTTGACAGCGTGGTTCGATACTCTCACGGGTATTGAGGGCGAATTTGACGAGAAAGCCGAGAGCATTGCAATCTACTACAAACAGCTTCTTGCCGAGGCTAAAATGCTTAAAACCGAAAAGGCGGCAATTGCAAAAAGACAGTCACAAAAAGAAAAACAGGCGGAGAGCCTTAAAACCTATCTGTTTAAGTCAATGCAGGCACTCGGCAGACAGAAGATTGATATGCCGAGAGCGGTTATGTCGCTTAAAAAGAACGCTCCGAGCCTTGTTGTTGATGATGAAATTTCATTTGTTGAGTGGGCGGAGGAACACAACCTTGATCACCTCTTAAAGTACAGTATGCCCGAAGTAAAAAAGAATGATGTCAAGGCTCTCTGCAAAAAGGGCGAAGAAATCCCCTTCGTACATATGGAAGCCAAGCAGTCGTTAAGTATTAAGTGAGGTGTTATTTATGGGATTACCTATATTGGTTTTAGGATATTCAGGCAGCGGAAAATCTGCCTCTTTAAGAAATTTCAAAGCAAATGAACTTGCTCTTGTGAATGTAAATGGAAAATCACTTCCGTTCAGGACCAAATTCACTTCTTCAATCAATTCCGACAACTACATTGATATTGAGGACTTTATCAAAAAGCAGAAATGCAAGTCAATTGCAGTTGATGACGCACAGTATCTCATGGCTAACGAGTATATGAGAAGAGCCAAGGAAACAGGCTTTCAGAAGTTTACCGATATCGGTAAAAATTTTTGGGAGCTTGTAAAAGAGGTCGAAACTCTCCCGAATGACACGATTGTTTATTTTCTCAGCCATATTGAAACCGACGAAAACGGCAGACAGAAAGCTAAAACAATCGGCAAGTTGCTTGACGAAAAAATCTCGGTCGAGGGAATGTTTACCACGGTTTTAAAAACTGTTGTCGTTGACGGCAAGTATCTTTTTGCAACACAAACGGACGGTAACGATACCTGTAAAAGTCCGATAGGCTTGTTTGATTCAATGTACATATCAAATGACCTTAAAATTGTTGATGAAGCATTGAGAACATACTATTCAATGCAACCCGAACAATATTGTGATGAGTGCAAAGCACCGATACTTTCGGACGGTAAACGCACCGTTAAACAGATCATTGACGGCACAACAAAAAATTACGGCAGACAGCTCTGTATGCAGTGTGTCGCAAAGCTGATAAAGCAGAAGAAACAGGAAAAGCAGAGAGAGGGTGCAGACAATGCAACTCCGACCGTATCAGAATGACCTTGTTGAGCAGGTCAGGCAGGCTTGGAGAGAGGGTTACAAAGCTCCTTGCATTGTCCTCGGTTGCGGTGGCGGAAAGTCCTGCATTGTCGCAGAAATTGCAAGACGGACAACTTGGAACGGGAAACGGGTGCTGTTCCTTGTTCACAGGAGAGAGCTTGTTGACCAAATATTCAGAACCTTTGTCCGCTGGGGTGTGCTTATGGATTTGTGCCAAATCGGTATGGTACAGACCTTTACACGAAGATTGAAAAAACTGCCAAAACCCGCACTTATCATCACAGACGAAAATCATCACAGCCTTGCACAAAGCTACAAACGCATTTACGAACATTTTTCGGATGTTCCGAGGGTTGGCGTCACCGCAACACCTGTCCGATTAAACGGTGACGGTTTGGGCGATGTCAACGACAAGCTCATAATCGGGGTGAGTACAAAATGGCTCATCAAACATAACTGCCTTGCCCCGTATGATTACTATGCTCCGAGTGTTGCCGACCTTACGGGTTTACACACCAAAATGGGCGAGTATGTCACCGCCGACATTGAAAAGGCAATGATAAAAAACACGGTATTCGGCGATGTAATCAAATATTACAAACAGCTTGCAGACGGTAAGAAAGCCGTCTGTTACTGTTCCTCGGTAAAGCACAGTCTTGCAACAGCGAAGGCATTCCGTGACGCAGGAATTTCAGCCGAGCATATTGACGGAGCAACTCCGAAGGCACAGAGAGAACAGATTATAGCCGATTTCAGAAACGGCAAAATTACAATCCTCTGCAATGTGGATTTGATTTCAGAGGGCTTTGATGTGCCTGACTGCGAATGTACAATTCTGCTCCGACCTACTCACAGCCTTACGCTTTACATTCAGCAGTCAATGCGGTGTATGCGTTATAAGCCAAACAAAAGGGCGGTAATCATTGACCATGTGGGCAACTATGCAAGGCACGGAATGCCTGATGACGACCGAGAATGGACGCTTGAAAAACGCAAAAAGCTGAGTGTTAAAAAAATCGAAAAGGAGCAGGAGGAAAAGGTCAGACAATGTCCCGAATGTTTCTTTACATTTTCAGCACCGCCGGCAGGGCAGAAAGCCATGTGTCCGCATTGCGGTTATGTTTTCCCGACAGCCGAAAGGACCGTTGAAACCGATACCACCGCAAAGCTCATTAAGGTTGAGGGATTCAAGCTTGATTTCAGCACACCCGATGATTGCCACAGCTATGCGGACTTGCTTGCATACGCAAAAAGCCACGGCTACAAAACAGGCTGGGCATATTTTCAGGCACGAAAGAGAGGTATGATAGCTTGACGGAAGAACACGCAATTCAGAACAAAATCCGTATTGCAATTGCACCGTACTGCGATATTTTCCGTATAAATGTAGGTGCAGGCTTTACAAAGGACGGCAGATATTTCAATACGGGAGTTCCGCCCGGATTTTCGGATTTGTTCGGTGTCAGAAAATCAGACGGAAGGGCGGTTTTTATCGAGGTTAAAACTCCCAAAGGCAAGCCAACCGAAAAACAACAGAAATTTATACAGATGATGAAACTCAACGGTGCTGTTGCAGGAGTGTGCAGAAGTGCCGATGAGGCGATAGAGTTAATTACAAAGGAGTAAAATTATGGGATTTAAAGCAAATTGGAGTGAGGCGGCACAGTCTAACTCACTCAAACCCGAGGGCGATTATGAGTGTCTTATAGCAAAGGCAGAGGAGCGTGACTACACAAATTCAAAAGGCGAGGAAAAAACCTGCCTGAACATTTCGTTCATTATCCGAAACGATGTTGAGCAGGGGTACAAAAACGGACATATATTCCACACTTTGTGGAAACGCAGAGAACCTACCGAGAACGACAAGCAGGTCAAGGGCTACGGTTTTAATCAGGTTATGGCTCTCGGCAAAGCGGCAGGACTTCCCGACGGCAAGGATTACGACAGCCTTGAACAGTTCCTTGAAGAACTCATTAAAAAGCCTGTTCGTGTAACGATTAAGCACGGCGAATGGAACGGCGAAAAAAGAGAAGAAGTCAGCTGGCTCAATCCGACTAAGTTTCCGACAGTAAAGCATACTTTTAAGCAGTCGCAGAGTTCAACGGCTCAGACCTATGCACAGCCACAGCAGAGTTATGCACCTGCACAGACAGCAAATCAGGGCTTTGTTGATATGCCGATTGACGATGATTTGCCGTTCTGATTTTAAAAAATTTCTTCGGGGATTGCATAAAACAATGCAATTTTCACCGTATTTATACCCATATATGGAGGTGAAAAAATGGGCTTTACAAATTTAAACCCAAATAAAAATAAATATTTTGCAGTTCCCGAGGAATTGAAAGGTTACAAAAACTGGGTGTGCTGGCAGTCATATCCAGATCCGAAATCACACAGCGGAATTTCAAAGAAGCCGATAAATCCAAGAACGGGTGGCTTTGCAATGCCGAATAACTCGGACACTTGGTCGGACTTTGAAACAGCAGTCAGAGAATCTGCCAAATATTCGGGTATAGGCTTTATGTTCTCAAATTCACCGTTTTTCGGTGTTGACCTTGACGATATGCCGAATGACATTCAGGACTACCAAAACGGCGGAGCTGACAACATAATCAGCGAGTTTGTGAACACTTTGCAGAGCTACACCGAATTTTCGCAGAGTAAGACAGGTGTTCACATAATCTGCAAGGGAACTCTTCCCGAGGGCAGAAGAAAGGCGAAGAATGATTCGGGCGGTTTTGAAATGTACGAAAACGGCAGATTCTTCGTAGTGACAGGAGATTACTGCTCTGCATATGCGTACATAAACGATTGCACCGAAAGCATAAAGCCGTTACATTCAAAATATCTCGGCAAGGCAACAGAGCCACAGCCACAGCTCCGTAACATTGAGGTTAATCTCAATACGGTTGACGATATCGTAAGGACTGCCTGCAATGCCAAAAACGGCAATCTTTTCAGAGCCTTATACAGCGGTGATTTTTCGGCTTATGCGTCACAGAGCGAGGCTGATATGGCATTCTGCAATATGCTTGCGTTCTGGTGCGGTTGCGATACCGACAAGATGGATTCGATTTTCAGACAATCAGGTTTAATGCGTGATAAGTGGGACAGAAAGCAGTCCGGTACAACCTACGGCATTATAACCCTGCAAAAGGCTGTGTCGGGCTGTACGCAGACCTATAACCCAAAACAGCATAACGATTACTCAATTTCAATCGGTGACGGCAAGGCTGTTCAAGCGGTTGATGAAGAAAAAATGCGTGCCTACACCTTTGACGATATGGGCAATGCTGACAGGTTTGTTGATTTATTCGGTGATAATGTAAGGTATTGTTATACAGAGAAAAAATGGTACTACTACAATTCTATGAAGTGGTGTGTTGACAATATCGGAGTTGTGTTAAGAATGGCAGACAAGAGCGTTGAGGCTATGAAAGCCGAGGCAAAGCTATACTTGCAGGCTGATGAGGAAAGCGGCGGAGATATGTCGAAAGCATTTGAAAAGCATATGAAAGCAAGCCGTTCCAACAAATCAAAAAAAGCAATGCTCAACGAGGTTGAACACCATATCCCCGTACTTCCGGCACAAATGGATAAATATCGCATGGCATTAAATACCCCAAGCGGAATTATTAACCTTAAAAACGGCGAAGTGAGGGCACACAATCCCGAATATTATTTTACAAAAATAACTTCGGTTGACTGCTCTCAAACGGCAGAGTGTCCCCGTTGGCTTGCATTTCTTGACGATATTTTTGCAGGCGATAAGGAGCTTATCCGCTACATTCAAAAGGCGGTCGGCTACAGCCTGACAGGCTCAACAGCCGAGCAATGTGCATTCTTCCTTTACGGCACGGGACGAAATGGCAAGAGTACATTCATTGATGTTATCCGTGATGTGTTCGGTGATTATGCCGCAAACATTCAGCCTGAAACAATTATGGTAAGAAACTCTCAGAGTAGTGCCATAAACAGCGACATTGCACGATTAAAGGGAGCAAGGCTTGTCACCTCGGTTGAGCCGAACGAGGGTGTGCGAATTAATGAGGGACTTCTCAAACAGCTTACGGGTGACGATACCGTAACGGCAAGAAAGCTGTACAGCGAGGAATTTGAGTTCAAGCCCGAGTTCAAGCTGTGGATGGCGACAAACCATAAACCGATTATCAGAGGCACGGATACAGGCATTTGGCGAAGAATACATATGATTCCGTTCAATGTTCAGATACCCGAGGATAAGATTGACAAGAACCTTACGCATAAGCTCAAGGCAGAAATGACCGCAATTTTTAAATGGTGCATTGACGGCTGTATTCTGTGGCAGAAAGAGGGCTTAAAAATGCCGTCTGCCGTTCTTCAGACCGTGAGAGAGTACAGGCGGGAAATGGATGTTATTTCGGCATTCATTGAGGACAAATGTGTGTTAGAGGGTTCGGTGCAGGCAAGCACGCTCTATGCAGCCTATACAGATTGGGCGGAAAGCAACAATGAATATCGTATGTCAAACACCAAGTTCAGCACCGAGCTTGCCAAACGATTTGAAAAGGTAAGAGGCAAAAACTATAACTTTTTCAACGGCATTTCACTTTCTAAAGATTGTTAAGGTGGAGGGTGGTGGATGGTTTGACGGTTTTTCTAACCTTTCGTATAAGAAAAATAAACTAATATTATATATATAGAAAGGGTTCTTTAAAATAGCCCCAAACCCTCCACTACCCTCCGAAAGAGGTAATATGAAGAAATATGATTTTAAAAATTCACAGGTGTTTGAACAGCTTGAGGATAAAGCAATTGACGGTCAGCTTGATTACTCAGCCTTTCCTCCGCCCGAATATAAATACTTTTCAAGGCTTGCAAAGGTCGGCTACAACAACCGTCATAAAGGCTGGGACATAAACATCTGCCTTGAATGGCAGGACAAGCTCAGAACGGAGTATAAGCGTGACAGAAACAACGCAGACGAATACCGTATGCTCTCACAAAGAATTATGGATAATGTAAAGAAAAGCGCCGACTTCGTCCGTAAGATGTATCAGTCCCAAACCAACGAGCAAACCGTAATCAATGCCCTTCAAGCCTTAGAATGCCTAACCAACGAAAACGGCTTAACCAAAAGAATAACCGAAAAATTAAAGGAGCGTGAAAACAATTGACCGCTAAGGAATACCTTTATCGAATTAAAAACTTAGATACCGAAGTGAATATAAAACTTGAGGAATTAAAATGTCTTAAGCAAAAATCTTTAGGTGTACAACCTATATCTTTTGAACAAAAGGTTAAGAGTAGCAACGGTAACTCAAGCAACAGAGTGATTGATAAAATAATAGACCTTGAAAGTCTTATAAATTCGGAGATTAACGAACTTATCAATATTAAAGCAGAAGCTCACGATCTGATAACTCAGCTTAAAAATCCTAAACACCGCAGTTTGCTTACTGAATATTATCTTAATAATAAAACGCTTGAGCAAACTGCAGAAACAATGAGATATAGCTATGACTATATCAGGCATTTGCATAGCGGGGCTTTGGCAAATTTCAGAAAAATATATAATTTATTTTATAAATAACATAGAATAACACATAGTAAGTGTGTTATCATTAAAATGAAGAAAGCAACAACAAGAGACATATAAAACTCTCCTAATAATAACGATTACATAGGCTGTTTTCGTATGAATACAGTCTTGTAATCGTTATTGTGCATAAAAAATGTCACTATATTTGAACAATGTTACAAATTGTACAAATAACATTGAAAACAGTTGTATTATTATGTATAATATGTAATTGAGGTGATATTATATGTCGAGAAAAGTAGAATTTTTTGTGTTGACTTTTGCTCCAAAAGATAAAAATGACAAAAATATTTATAGTGGAAATTTCAAAAACTTTTTCGAAAAAATAGAAGAAATTTTTGCTATGGCAGATAAGTCAAAAATATTGTACCGAGATATTGGTGGTAAAAAGATTACAATTTCACGATTTTTGAGAAACGACAGCAATTATTTTCTTATACCATTTGGTAAACTAAAAGAGGGTAAAACCTATACACAAAAAGATGATATATTCACGGAATTAAACACGGAACTGTTTGAAGTGTCTTCTATGGTTTTCAACATAACGAATAATGTTGCCATAATAACTAAGAATAAAATGGGACCTAACTTTACATTGATTGAAGAATATCTAAACAGTTTTATACCTGCTGATTTTACTGATGTGCGATAAAGAAGTAATAGAAGTGTAAAAAATTTTGCCGTTCCTATCCGGCACTTGCGCATTGTGTCGGATAGGTCGGGCGGTTATTCGGGCAAGTCCACCTTGCCAACAAAAGAATAATAAATCTCAATGTCCTGTCTGCGGGTCTTGTTCTCGTCATAGCTGCACTCATGCACAACGATTTTCTCTACAAACTCCCGCAGCAGAGTAGGGGTAAGTTCTTCAAAGCTGGTATGCCGCCGGACAACATTCATAAACTTTTCTGCGTTCACGGTGGCTTCCTGTGCTTTGGAAAGCTCCGCTTGAATAGCAGCGGCTCTTTCTTTCAGCTCCCGTTGCTCTGCTTCATAGTCTGCCGACAGCTCTGTGAAACGCTCGTCTGATATGCGCCCGGTCACGCTGTCCTCATACAGCCGCTTGAAGATAGCGGATAACTCGGCTATGCGTTTCTCGGCGGCTTCCAGTTCCTTTTTCTTGGCGGCGTTCCTGCGTTTGCCCCCGTCCTCGTTCTGCTCAATCAAGAGCTTCATAAACCGGGCTTCATGCTTTGCCGCATAGCTGGTCACTTTCCGCAGATTGGAGAGTACACCAGCGGTCAAGAGGTCGGTGCGGATAAAGTGCGCCGTACAGTCATGGGTGCGTTTCTTGTAGTTGCCGCAGATATAACAGTCCTGCTTGCGCTTGTCCGTCTGGTATCGCTGCTGATACATCACGCTG